AAAGCCATTATCTATTACCTCTCTTGCGTGTATATACTTGACCAGTTTGGAATGGTTCAAATTTAGGTGGTGTGCCTGTGATTTGACTACCACCCATGTTACTTGCTACAGGTCTTGGTGTGTTAGCCATGTTGCTTAAAATATTGCTTACACCAACTAAGTTTTGTGGAGTAATGCTATCACCTAATTCAGTTTTAGCTGTATCGAATATTGAGCTTGCACCTGTACCGATTTGTGACAACAATCCTTCATTGCCTGTGTAAACTTGATTGCCTAAAATGTTAGCAAAGTAGTCAGAATTACGTAACACACCGTCTGCACCAGCAACCATACCTGGAATACTCTCAGCAGTTGCCATGCCAGGAAGATTAGATAATCCCATAGATGATTCAAAAGCACCTGATGTAGTAGGCACAGCAGAAGCTGTAGGTGATGAACTAAACAATCCACCACCATTAAAACCACCTAGTACGCCACCTGTTACGGCAGCAGTACCAGCGTTTTGAAATAAAGGTTTTCTACGTAAAAGATTAACACCAGCATTAATACCTACAGCTTGTAATGCAGGAAGGGCAAATTGCCACATATTAAACCCCTTTCACTTTGCCTACAAAGTAGCACAATGGCTCTAAAACAGCACGATAGATACGACCTAATAGGTCACGCTTACCGTTACGCATTTCTTTGTATACGTCTGCTGTACGATGTCTAGCAATGTGTTCAAGAGTCTTACGAACAACCTTACTAAAGAAGCCGTCTTTCTTAGCGAAAGCAACCAATGGTAAGAATAGTGTGTGATAACCTTTTTCCACAACTTTAGCGTTAGGCATACGTTGTGATTGTAATAACCATACACGGTTACGGAATGGAGCAGTACCGTAAAACTCATTCATCATTGAGCAAACAATCTTACCACCACTAGAACCTTGTTGTGATGATTGAACTACAGAACCAGCAGGTGCGCCATAAACAGCACCAAGCAAGTTAGATAGTTTTTGGTAAGGTAAGTTCTGTTCAAAGTCAAAGCGAGCAATGTCACCTTGTAGAGCAGCTTGTTGATAGTCCTCAGCAGTCTGACCAACATTAGCTAACTGTGCAATATCACCATAATCAGCCATAGCTAGTTGAGGTGCGCCAGCAGCAGCTTGCTCTTGACGACCACGTTCAGCACCATAGTTTTGGTAAGCTAAGTTACCTGCTGTGTTAGCCAAAGTATTAGCCAAAGTAGTACCAGCACGATTAAACAAGTTAGCTTGTGCGCCTGAACCATAACGACCAGCTTGTGATGCACCTGATTGAGCTTGGTTAATAGCATCAAAGTATTGTTGTGTTGCAGCTCCACCAGCACCAGCTAATGCTTGGTTAAAGAATGGATTGTTAGCCAAGTATTGACCGCCAATCACATTTTGTTGTTGTTGCTGTGCAGCAGGTAATAATGGATTACCTTGTAAAGCACGAGTTTGTTGTGCTTGTAGTGCAGCTTGTGTTTGTTGTGATGGGCTTACATAAGTTTGACCAGGATAGTAGTTAGGTACACCTGATTTATATAAGTCTACAGCTTCATTTAAGCCATAAGTAACATAAGGCTTGAGCATAGGGTCAATGCCTTGAACTTGTTGTGATGAACCACCGCCACCACCACCTTTACCGCCACCACCTTCTAATGTCATACGCTTACCCATAGGTTTAAATGCCATCTCAGGTAACATATCCATGTGATTATATCTCATTGCTTTTTCCTTCTATAGGTAATTCGTAGAACATAAATTTAGACTTAAATCCGTCTTTGCTAAAAACTTTCTTCCAACCCGTTCGACCAAAAGATTCTATGGTTTTACATCCACAATCTTTAGCAAAACTTCTTAATACAGATAACATCTCATCTTTCCACTTAGGTAACTCTATGCCACCTGTAAAGTGCATGATTAAAGCCTTCATCTGTGGGTACTCTATAACCTCTGTTACAACTGCACCATATATCTTGTCATCGTAAGCAATCCATAACTGCTGATTACCATTTAACAACTCTGCTTTAATATCATCTACTGTGTAACGACCATGTGTGTACTTAGCAGCACCTTCCATATAATCATGGATGAGATGCCACACCGATTCATAGTCTGTAATTGCTGATATTTTCATTAACCAACCACTATATATTTATAAGTCATACCTGAAACAGAGTTAGCAGGATGAGAGATTGTTGCTTGACCTTTAGACGTTGCGCTTATGTAAGGCATTGTGTAAATGTCTGCTGTGTAACCATTGCTTGATAAATACTGCATTGTTGCAATAACAGAAGGTGTTGATGGTCTAGTAGGTGTTGTTCTTGTAGGTATATGTTGAATCGTTACACCTGTATTTGGTGTTGACCAAACTAACTCTACATAATCATTCTTAGCTAATGCAAGAAAGAAGTTAAGTGCAGCAATTACAGCACCATTAGCACCACCATGACTTGATGTAATATCAAAATCACTATTACTACCTGCAACGTCAGTACCGTTCTTTCTAAACCATACACTTGCAGTATGAATCTGAGTATCTGAGTTATTAAACTGAATACTAAACTGAATGTTATAAAGACCAGAATATAAAGCAGTCATTCTTGAACCGCTTGCTAAGTCTGTTCCTAATTCATAATCAGCAGTATCAAAAGTAATTACAGTTGCTGTATTAGCCGTTGCTGATTGGTCTGTTGTATCTTGCCAAGCACCATACGGATAAAAGTTAGTAGCAGATACATCATCAATAGGACTTAATAACACAACAGAGCTATAACCAATACGTTCGTTGTAGATTGTAGTGGTAGTAGCTCCGCCTGTTGATAATGTTACTAGACCTGTATTATTAGATTTACCATCCACGAGGTTATTAACAACCTCAGATATTTCACGAGGCTGTGAACCAGCAGGATTGAGTTTCCTATATTGCTGATTAACTACAGTCATTATCTATTTCCCTGTTGAGATATATCTACATCAGTACCAATAGCAGTAGTCCATAAGCCTGTAGGAATCAATTTAAAGCGATGATACCTACCATAAGACCTAAGTGATACACGACCTTCTGATGACATTGCAACTGGTGTGCTAAATGTAATAGTATCGTCTAGTTCTTTACGTGATGCTACAGCTACTAAACATGAGCCATTATCAATCTGTGGTCGTGCTAGAGTTACTACAGAATTATACCCTTGTTCTATATCATAAGTAATTAAACTTGGTGTAGCATTTTGACCTGAGAATGTAAAGATTTTAGCACCATTAATACCTGCAAATAAGAACTTACCACCTGCCCAAATACGTGAGTCAAATGATGTTGTAATACTGTCTACAGTACCAAAAGCATCTAAGCCTTCTAAAGTAATACCTGATGTTGCAATTGAGGCTACTTTGTTAGTAGTTGTATCGCAAATAGTCCACTTTTGTACTTGCCAGTTATAAATCAACAAAGACTTACTATTGTTATCGTTATAGAAGTTCCATACGACAATCTTACGTTCAGGGTCAATAGCAGCACTAATCAAATCAATCTTGTTAATGTCAGCATTGTCAAAGAAGTAACGGTCAACTTTATTAGCACCAATCGGTGTGATTGTTTGACCATCGCATGAGTAGAATCCATTGTCTGATAGGAAGAATGACATATTGCCATACTGCGCTACAGAACCACCTGTCATACAACCTAGATTGCGTGAGATAGTGTCGAACTGAAAGAAGAATGGTGAGCCAATGTAGCTCATACGTACAATAGCACGCTCTAAAAATACTAAACCAAACTCACCACCGGTAAGACCTGTAATGTTGCCACCATCTGCAATGACTTGATAATCAGATTGTGATGTAGCACCACTAACCCAATCAGACTCATCGTTAATATCAGACCATTGTACTTTGTTAGGATTTGAACCTGCATCTAAGTTAGCAGCTACAACAAAGTCACGTACTACTGTAATGTATTTAGCTACAGGAGCATATTGACCTGCATCACCAAAGTAACCTGATGAACCAATCGTCCATTTTTGAATCTTGTTGACGTTGTTAGAAGCTAATACTGAATTACCAAACTGTACAAAGTTCCATGTAGCAGCACTACCATAACCTGCATTAGTAACAGTACCTGTAGCACTAGCACTAGGAATATCTGTGTTTGTTTTAGCGTATGTAAATGTTGTTAGTGTAGGTGTACTTGTAATAGCGTATGTACCATCAAAAGTATTATTACTTGCATCTACTGTGACGTTATCACCAACACTATAACCATGTGCAGCTTGTGTTGTAATTGTAGCTACGTTAGATGTTAATGCTACGTTTGTAATTGTACGAGCAACGCTTTTAGATACATCATCTAGGCTTAAATCTGAGCCATCAAATATATATAACTTAGAATCACTACCTGCAAACAGTTGTGTAATTGTATTAAACTTACCTGCAAATATATTTAACAAATCTTCTGATGCTGCATCTGAATAAGCTACAGGTGTAGCAAATGGAATATAGCCAACAGCAGCAGGTACTACATTTGTAGCATCTTGTAATGATTCAATTACTGAAGGTTGGTCTGGTAGCCATTCACCTAATACTATCCTTGTCGTAGCCATGTATTATTATTCCCTGTTACAGTTGTCCATGTATTCGGACTTGGATTAATCTCAGTCCATGTGTTTGTATTAAATGTTGTAGTAGACCAGTTATCACCTATTACATGACCATTAACAATGATTGTAGCGTTACCTGTAATATTGCTTGAGCCATCCCATATTACTCCTGCGTTACATGAAACAGTAGCATCACAAGTAATGTGACCTTCACCTGCATACTGAATACCACCATTAGCAGTTACAGTTGCATCGCCAAATATTGATGCAGTACCAATCACAAATTTTTGAGCAGAAGCAGTTACAGTTGCATCACAAGTGATAGAACCACTAGAAGTCTTAATTACTACTGAACCACTAGATACAGTACAAACGCCTGTAATAGCTCCAGAAGCCTCTCTAATTGCATAAGCATAAGCTGATACTAAAGCAGTTCCGTTTACGCTTCCTGATGCTGTTCTTGTGCGAATGGCACTACTTGTTACAGTAGCATTTGCAGTAATAGCTGCACTATTTGTTCTTATGCGAGTTGCATCAGCAGTAACGGTAGCATCAGCAGTAATAGAAGCTGTGCCTAGTACAACACCACTTGCTAAAGAGCTAAACGCTACTTGTGCGAATGAAGCTATACCAAACATAGATTATCCTATTCGTACATAATGTTAAGAATACCAGCATCAAAAGTATCTGTGCCGTTTACTGTAGTAATGCGGATGCGGTCTAAAGCTCCACCAAGAGCAGAGCTTGTTCCACCAAAAGCAGTAGTAACTCCAGAAACTGAGCCGTAACCAGCAGTTCCACTTCCAACCCATGTATTAGAGTTTAATAAAGATAATATTAATGTTCCATTTCTAGCATAAGATGCATTTGCCGTGTTTGAAACATCTATTACAAATCCAGAAGTAGCTGAAGAAAAAGCACCAGCACCGTTAGAATAACTTGCATTACTTACATATCCGCTAG